TGGCAGCATTACGTTTTGATGGTAGAGGTAGAGATGCAGAACGTTATATTGAATTTAGTAAGAATAGACGTGGTAGTGTAGGTGATAAGATTTATTTTTCATTACATAGAGGAGGTTGTGTAGATTATAGTTTTGAAATGGTTGATTAGTTTAGTGGTTTTTACTAATTATTTACGATGGAGAAGGCGCTTAATAAAGCGCCTTTTCTTATCTCCAAGGAAGTAAGGTTAAACCTATTAAATTAAGTAAGTATTCTAGTATAGCAAAAATAATACCCCCAACTACTAACTGCCAAATCCACCATTTCCATCCTGTTAGTGATAAAGCCCACTTACGTAATGGACTTTTCATTGCTATATTGTATAAATAATTTTTTATTTTATCCATTTTTGTAGTTTTGTAAGGACAATTTTTACAGTTATTATCACAACAATATCCTCTTTTTAATAAAAATTCTCTACTTAAAGGTGGATACTTTACCATAATTAAACATACATTTATTCATTTTGTAAGAATAAACTATAATCCTTTTCTGCATTGTGTGCTTCTATTTCATAAGGATCAGTATCATAAGAGTGTTTTCTTCTAAATTCCTTAAACTTAGTTAAGTCTTGTAAGTAATGAGTATATTCATGTATTAATGAACGTAGTAGGTCTTCTTCATCTTTTACGTTTGGGTAGTAAATATAAATATAGGCTTCACCTGTTTCAATTGCTCTATCAACATCAAATTCTGCTTTACTAGTTTTACTAGCTTCGCCTCTTGCTTCTGGGTCACCACTTAATCTAGCATAAATATCATTCCATAATTCTATTTTAGGATAATCTAATTTACTTTTACCATAGTATTTTTTTATCTTAGGATAAGCATAATCTATTATGTCTTGTATTTCATCTATTGTCATAGTAATACATATCAAAAATTTAAATCATTAGGGTCAATTTCATCAATAATATGGTTTTTAATCCATTGTTTTATTTTATTTTGTAATCGTATAATTAATTTCGATATCCCCATAAGTTGTTGTTGTTATCCACATATTATTTTGTCTTAGATTTTTTATCCCAATTTTTAAGATTTTTTTCAAACTCTTTTTGACGTTCTGCTCTTTGTCCTTCTTCTATAGCATATTTGCCTAATAGAAACAATACTGTAATAATTCCTAATGCTACTAACCAATCCATATTATCCTTTTAATAATTGTTTTCCACTAGCACTTTCATTTAAACCACCTTTAAAATATAAATCTAAAAACGATCTTGGGTATAACATAACAGGTCCTTTATATACTGGATTTGAAACTTGTCTTGTTTCTGTTATTACTCCTGCTTTTGCTGCTGCATATGCTACTTGTTGTCCTAAATCAGCGCCCGCTGCGTGTCCTAAGTAATCATATAAACTTATTTTTTCCATAGTTATTTTTTCTTTTTTATTATAGTTACCAAATTCTCTTTTATATATTGTTTTACCTTTATCTGGTGATTCATAAATATATTTCATTATCTTTTTATTCTATTTTGTGCAAATTCAACTTGACTAATAAAAGTTCCTATTTTTTCAGGTAATGTTTTTTCTATTACGTTTATTCTTGTTTCATTTTTTTTAATTGATCTTGCAACATTATCAAATCTGATTTCTAATTTAGCTTTTTCTTTTTCTTCAAATCTAGCTTGACTTAATTGATAGTTAGTAAAATCCTCCATTAGTGCTTTCATACCTTGATGTGTATGATGAAGTTCAGCTTCATGTAAATCGTTAGATATTTTTTGATCATTTTTTAACCAAATAAATAAACCAATTGCTATAACCCCTAATACTATACCTATTATTTCCATAATTTTATTTTTTTATCATTATATTCTTTAATTAGTTTATAATTAAGAATTTTAGTATAACCAACTTTATCATATAAATTTTTAAAATTTTTTACCATTTTAAAAGCACCTTCTAGTTGTTTTTTAGAATTACAACTTTTAATTACTAGAAGTGTCTTATCAAAACTATTTTTTAGTGATGGAATTTTCATAAAATTTAATAACCTTTTCTTTTATTTTAACTAATAAAGCACAATCTTCATAACGTTCTTCTTCTACAAAGGCTTCAATCATTAAATCTAAATCTTTTAATTTACTATTTTTAGATATTTCTTTTGTTTTAACATAGTCATTTACAAATGATTCATTTTGTTTAAATAATTTAAGAGAAGTTTCATTTGCTTGTATTAAAAATTTTTCAATATCTTCTTTATTTTTAATCTGAAAACTAAACATAAAATCCTGAATTTTTTCTAAAAGATTTTCTGGTTTTGATTTTTCAATACCTCTAATAATATCCCAACGTTCATTTTCTCCATTCATAACGTCTATATCACAAAATAAACCACGTTCATAATTTTCCTCTTTTAATTTTTCTAACATAATATCATTTATGTAAACCATAAATCTACCAAATGAACCTTCATCATTTTGAATTATTTCTGACTTAATTAAAATATCATTTCTTTTAAGCCATCCATGTAAACGAAGATGTTGTTGACCATCATATGTAGTTAAATATACTTCAAATTCTCTATGTCGTTTATATTTTCTCATCAATTATAAATATAATTTAATCTATATTAACGTTCAAAGGATCACCTATGGAATCTAAATCTGTTAAATCAAATAATTGTTCTTTACTTTTACTACCAACATATTTTTGAATTAACTGTTTAACAAATACCCTTTCACTATCATTACCATCATTAGGGTATAAGGGATAAATCAATAATTCAGCTGCGTCTTGTATACTGAATCCATCAATAATTAGTTCCGCTATTTCAATAGTATTTCTAGTAGAAACTATAGTTGATAGTCTAGGTGAGTCAGTATTAACTTCCTTTCTTATATCACCTACTATGTTACACAATTGTAATAATGTGTTTTCATTAATTGTAGGAAATTTACCTTTAAGTAAAGTATACTCATCATCTTCTCCTAAAACATCCATTTCAATTAGTGAAAACCTGTCTAATATAGCTCTATCAATTACTCTAGTTGCTGTGTACTCCATTCCTACATTTGCAGTTGCTATAAATGATACTCCTTCAGCTACTTTAATTGTTGGTGAATCATCTTTTTCATCTAATCTTAAATAACGTTGTATTGGATCTAACACAGTCATTAAAATATTCCAAGCTTCAGGGTGTGCTCTAGATAATTCATCTAATAGGATAACCGCATTTTCAGTTTGGAGTGCCTTAACGAATAGTGCTTCAGAGAAGAAGGTACCATCGGCTTTGCTGAAATGCGTATTACCTATTAGAGTAGATCTAGGATCTTGTGTAGCACCTAAATTAAAATAATGAACTTCACGTTCAAGGTATTTAGCTGCTTTGAATGTAGCATCTGTTTTACCACAACCAGAAGGACCAGTCATCATTATATTTTTACCTTTTTCTATATTACGTATTAGAAACTTCCACTTTAACTTGTCAATAAAAAAGTCCTTAGGTGGTTCAGCATGTTTAAAGTCACTTACTAATTTAGTTACTTTTGTACCTTCAATTGGTGATTTATCATTTAATGCTCCATCCATATAGTTAGTTTGTTCTTCTTGTGTAATAAATTTATATCCTAATCTAGTACCCCTTTGGTAGGCAGCCAAATATGTTTTAGTATTTATTGCTTTTTCTACTCGTTGTTTCATATCTGGTCTTGACTTAAAATAATCTTTAGTTAAAGGTCTATCATTAAGTATATCAATTGCTTTAACTGCTCCATTATCATCGTAATGTCCCTTAATTATTTGTATATATTCTTTCATTTATTATTTTTTAATTGTCTAATTTTATATACTATATAACCTAATATTGGTGTTCCCATTAATAATGTTAATAAACTTGGATGTGGTTCACCACATAATCCTGTTGCGTGTCTTAAAAATTCAATCATTTGATTCGTTTTTTATTTGTTCATCGTCCATTGCTAGAATTTCTTCTAGATAACCACCTATTTTATTACATGTTTCTGCTTGTGATTCTGCTATTGCACTTTCTAATTGTCCATCATGATAAGCATCATATCCAAAATCACTACTTGTTACTTTTTGAAGCCATTGGGCTAATATTTTTAATCTATCTTTCATAACTTAATAATTTAATGTAATTCCTAAAAATACTAGTGATAAAAATGCTATTGAAAAAATTAAAAATACCATAACACTATCTATTTTTACTTCTTTTTTTACTTCTTTAGTTTTAGGAAATCTACCTTGATTACCCATACCATCATAATCTGTACAATTCTTCATAACTATTCTTTGATTTCACTTCTATGTATTACTCTATTTACTACTTCCCCTATATATTCTATATTTGTATCTCTAGCATATACAGGACCTTCATATTCATATTGTTCGGTTTTATGTTCATCTCTAGTTATATGGTGTTCTGTTATCCGTCTTCTACCACTCCATGCTCTAAAATCATTACCTGTAACTCTATGCCAAGTACCATTTAAATATACTTCTAAATTAGCTGCATCATTAAATGGTCTTTTTAATTTAAGCCATTGTTTGCGTTTAATTTCTTCTATACTATAAGCCATGTTTATATCTCATTAATTCAATTACTTTTTTCTTATTTGGTTTTCTTAAACCATAGTTTTCCATTACATGAATATACAATTTTTCTGTTGTATCTCCAAATTCTTCCATTATATCTCTAACTTCTTCTTTAGTAATAAGAAATTCTTTAGATAATTCATCTACTAAACCATTTAAATGTCTTAATTCTACTTCGTGAGCATCTTCAATTAGTTTATTATGACGTTTCATATAACGTTTTTGTATATCATAATATCTAGAATCTTCTTTAGGACTATAACCTTGATATTCATTTACAAATTTATCTAATTCGTCTTGCATGTAATGTAATTCATACTTAGCCCATTCAAATTGATCAGGATATTCAAAATCACCATTTTGTATTCTAGCTAGTAATCCTTTTTTGACGGGTAAATATTGATGTGATTTCCATCTACGCCACCAATAAAATGGGGAACGTTTACCACGTTTTGGTTTTGGAGGTATTTTCATATTATTATTATTTTTATACAATATACAAAAGATTTTTTGCTTCTCCAAATTATTTTAACAATTTCTTTCAGATTCATAAATGTGCTTTACAGTTGGAAATCTTAAACTAACACCACCTTCTTGATTTTTAGTTTCTTCAAAATATTGTACTGTAATTATTTTACCTACAATTGAACCATCCATATATTGTAATCTTTGATCCTGAGTAAACCCACTACCTACTTTTACTAGGTGATTTTTATGTTCAATCCATACTTGTGATAACATAGTCATTGATTCTGATTTACCATCTCTAACTACTTCATGTTGATCAACATCAAAACCTAATACTTCATATTCAGCATCATAGAATGTTTTTACTTTAAGTAAATTTTTACTACGTTTACCTTCATAACCTACATCTTTACGTAACATAAATCCTTCCCAATTACCATCACTTGCCATTTGACCCCACATATCAAAATGTCTACCATCTGTTATTTGGAATTGATCTAAATAACGTAATGTAGTTCCTAAATGGAAATTATTAGCATGTTCAGACATATCATAATCTATAAATGTTCTTAACTTATGTAATCTATCTGATAGTATTTCTGTTGATTTATTTTTATCAAAATCAGGTTTATGAATCATATCAAATATCATAAATACAGGATTTTCAATTTGATGATCTTTACGTCTAAGTTGTTTCATTACACCTTGAAAATCTTCATTACCATTTTCATCTATTAAACAAATTTCACCATCAAATACAGTATTAATTATATTAGTTGCTTCGATTGCTTCTTTTACTTTATTTAATGTGGTAAATTCTTTACCCATTCTACTATATAAAGTACATTCACCTTTTTTATCTACAACTGCTAAACAACGTACACCATCTAATTTTCTACTAGCATACCAACTATCATTCCAATCACATTTATCATCATAATTTTGTGCTAATGCAACATTAAATTCAGGGATTAAACCCGGAAATGCTTTATTAATTACTTTAGCACCTGTTCTAATTTTAAGATCTTTATCAATTATATTATAAATTAAATCTTTATACTCTAAATTTTTATTTACAAAATAATTTACAACACCTATAGCAGCATGTCCTGTCATATGACGATTATTTAAATCATCTAATAAATCAAATATAGTTTTACCAAAATAAGGTTCAATTATATCTTTATTTTTAATACAAGTTTTACTAGTAACATAATATTGTCTATAGGGATCGTAAGTATATTTTAAAATTTCTTGAATAGTATACGACTGTTGTTTTAGTATTTCTACTTTATCTAAGCTACTAGAGGTAGCTCGCATTTGTTCTACAAATAACCTTAATTCTTTCATATTTTATCTTATATTATACTATAAGATACGAAAAATTTTTTACTTCTCCAAGTTTTTTACGTAAAATTTTTAAAAAGCTTTATTTTCAGGGGACCATTTCCCTTAATAACTCTATGAATTACACCTTTAGGAATAGTAATATCAATACCATTTATCATTTCAATAGGTAGTTCTTCATCAAATTGAAATTTCCAACCATTACCTTCTAATACAGTAATAACTCTATCTTCTTTATCTGTATGCCATATTAGTTCCATTTCATCTACATCTGCAGAAAATTCTCTAATAAATAATTGTGTGTTAATTTGTTGTTCTGTAAAAGGGAAATTCATTTATTTTTTATAATATCTGGTTTTCTTCCTTGTGCTGATCTAGATTTTCCTTTGCTTGGTCTAAAATCTTTTTTCATTTTTTTATTAACGCCTCTAATTTGACCTTTACAAACTTTAACTGCTCTTGCTGCTAAAAAAGGATTATGTTTTTCTCCTTTACGTTTTCTACTAGCTATATATGCTTTACCTCTTTTACAAAGTTTTTCTGTTAGAATTTCAAATATTTGTTCTCTAATTATATTTTTTAATTCTGATTTTTTCATAAACTTAATTTCTACCAAAATCCACCTGGATTTTTAACTGATAAGCCTAATTGTTTAGCATATCTTGGTAGTCTACAAGACCAATAAGATGCTTTTGTTCTGTCTTTCTTTTGAGGACAATTATGTCTAGCAGAAAAAGCTTTTCTAGCTTTTGGATTATTAATTTTTGCTCTTAAACCACCTGAACCAAATGTAACTTTTTTAATACGTTTTGTTTTAGGATCTCTGACATAAACATAATACGCTTTAGGACCTCCTCGTTTTGGTTTTCCAATTGGAGGATCTTTTTTCTTTTTCTTTTTCTTTTCTGTTATTAAGGGAAAATCTAAAGGTACTTCTTCACCTTCAAATATTCCAAATTCACCTAAATCTGTTTCTAATAATGCTTTTGTTTGATTATCAAAATCAATACCCTCTTTCATTAGGGCTTTAGCTTCATTTATTAATAAAAAATATTTTTTAGAACCATATCTAAACACACATTCTTCAAGTGAAATATTATTTTTAATATGATACCAAAGTTCTTTTGATGCTTGAGCTTCAGTTAATATGTTTGATAACTTAATCATTAAACAAATGTATTAAAATTGATTTCTTAATATTCCGCTTAAAATTTGAATCTTAGCTAATAATTGTCTGTGATATGCACCATGACCTCTACCACTTTGCTGTTTAGCTATAAGAGCAGCCTTTCTTTTCATTATAAATGATTTTGCTTGTTCTCTTTTTGGTCCTTGAGGAATTTGGTTTATACGAGTTGCTCCTGGAGGACCAAATTTAGTTACTAAATTTGTTACAAAATCATTTCTAAATCTTTGTGCATCTTGTCTATAAGTATTTGTACCTGTTCCAAAAGGAGTTGTACCACCTGGTGCACCACGGAATTGTTCTTTAACTAATTTTTTGATTAAATTTTTTAATTTTATTTTTTTCATATTATAATATATTATTATGGGCAATTATTGGTATTCATTTGTGCACATCCATGGATCTGGTACTGGTTTTCAGCCTCTGCAAACTTACATGCTAATGCATTTATTTGTCTTGGACCCATTCCACCAGCGTTTAATTGATTTGCCCTCCACAATTGGATTTCAGCGTTTAATTGATTTACCCATTGATTTCTTTTTCCACAAATAAAATTACAAGGTTGGTTTGGATTAGAACTATTAAATGGTCCTGAATTTGTCCACGTACTAGTCCAACTTGAAAGATTAAAATTAGGAGGGAAAGGAGCATTAGGAACACATCCATAAAACGGCCTAGGTCCCGTAGGATCACAAGTAGTAGTGAGTAGATTATAAATTGGAACAAAATTATTGTTTGCTTGACCTGTAGGTATTATTCCTGATATTTTAAATTTCAGGCTACTTAATCCCATTTGAAGAGCCACTGGTCCAGCATAATCATAAAAATTTACAACATTCCCTATGTTTGCCTGGGTAGGTTGTTGACCATTAACTGTAACACATGACCCTAACTCTATCCCTGCAGGCGAAAAAAGACTACCATCACGATTTGTAGTTCCAGGGCATGGTGTCATTCTTAATCTTGCTGTACCTTGTGGGCATGGTGTTGTATGAGCTGCCTCTTTCATCAATTCTTTGATTGATTCTTTTATTATATTTCTTAATTGAGATTTTTTCATTATTTATTATGTTTTAAGGACAATTATTAGCATTTGAATTAATACAATTGTGTGTTTGGTATTGACTTTCTGCTACTAGTAATTTACAAGATATCATATTAGTTTGAGCTGGACCCATACCACCAGCATTTAATTGATTTGTCCATTGATTTCTTTTTCCACAAATAAAATTACATGGTTGGTTTGGATTAGAACTATTAAACGGTCCTAAATTTAACCATGTATTAGTCCAACTTGACATATCAAAACTAGAAGGAAATGGTGCATTAGGTCCTCTATCACAAGAGAAATTTGTTCCTGGGATTGGTATCTGTATTGAAGGAATGTTTGGTGAAGGAGTTGGTGAAGGAGTTGATACAGCTCCTGGTTTACATGCATTAGTTATTAAACTTGCATTATATGCAACATCTTGACAACCACCTGCTGGAATAAGACTAGTGTCTATAATCCCCTGCAGACCATTTCCAGCTGCTAAATTAGGTGGGTAATTAGATATACATCTAAAACAAGCAGCCCCTGGTTGTGTGCTTGTTGGATTAAATGCCTGTCTTTGATCTCCTGTTGCATAATAATGACCCATATTACCGGCTGCTCCCTGATTTACATCACCAGGCCCTAATACTTTTTTTACAAAACGTATACGGCCGGGTATTGGAATAGTACTTCTCTGATCACAGAACTGTTGTGTGTATATATCTCCTTCTTGTGGAGCTCGTCCATTAATAGTCATACTACCAATCGTCGTTACTGATGTAAAACCAAGAGTATCACAATCTACAACTTCTACCATTCTAGAATTTGGTACCTGTTGTAAAGTATTTCCAGTTTGTTCATTTATCAATTCCTTGATTGATTCTTTTATTAATTTTCTTAATATTGATTTTTTCATTATTTTTTCTTTTTACTTCCTACTTTCCAAATCATTCCTTTTCTACATTTAACTATAGCACCTGATTTGTAAGCTGATGTTTTAGTTCCGTATACTTGGTCTGCTTTTCTATGACATCTATCTTTTTTCTTTTTTTTCTTTTCATCAAGCATTACCTCAATAATATTTCTAACTTCTTTAAGAGGAGTTGAAATATAATCTCCATCTTTATGTTGTTTAACACCACTCATTTTATCTAAATCTTTTTCTAAATCTTTTTTAGAAACTTTAGTTGCTTTCACTAATGCTTTTATACCTGCTGCTCCACCTTCTTTTTCTAAAGTTTTTTTAACAATCTTTTTTAAATCTACTTTATTTCCTTTAAATAAAGTATTTAATTGTGATTTTAAATTTTTAGCTGTGTTTATTTTAAAATTTAATTGTTTTTTATATTCAGGGCCTGCCTTTTTTCTTTTTTTTCTAAAAATTGCAAGTCTATCATTTAAAAATTTTCTAGCTTTTTGTTTAGTACTAAACTTCATTACTGTTTCTTTAAATCCTTTTCTCCATTTTTTAGCTTTTGGAGAACCTGGTTTAAAGGGAGTATTTTCTAATATAATATCTGTTAGATTCATTTTATTTCTTTTTAAGTGATACCTTTGCTGCCTTAGTATTTTTTACAAATTGTTTTCCTTTTCTACTACCTCTAACTTTTTTAGCTACAGTAGCTTTTCTTTGGGCTTTAGTTAATGATTGTGCTTTAGCACGAGGTAAACAACGTGTTTTAGCCTTACCTTTTTTCATTGTACCACAAGCACCCGTTATATTACCTTGTGTGTCAATACGTACCCATTTTTCTTTTTTAAACCAATTTCTTAGACTTTCATTTTTTTCTCCTTCAGTATCGTCTTGATACATATCTGGGTCAATTGGTTCTGGATCTATAGCTTGTTTTAAATTACGTTTTTGCCAATCAAATGATACTTCATCTTCATTTATAGGACCACCTGCTGCCCAAGTATTACAACTACGAGCTGAATGACATTTAAAATGATGCATCCAACAGTATCCTAGTACACCAAATTCATCTTCAACAGGTTCGGATGTTTTACCTGGTATACATTCTTTCATTCTAGGTGAAATATCAAATGCAACACAATTAGCACATTTAGACTTTTTAGCTGCTTCAACATCTGTATTCCATTTATCAGCTATTTTTTCCCAAAAATCTCCTGGTTCTTCTACATTTAAAGGACCATATTTAATAAAGTCAGCTTGAATTGCTCTATCACGATTAGCAGTGTTTAAAGATACATCTTGAGTAGCCGCGGGGCATTCTTCTTTAATTTCTTTTTTAGCTTGTTCTACTAATAATTTTATTTCTGCGAGCGTAATTTTCATTATAAAGTATCTAATCTGCTAGTTGTTGTGTTTAGATTTTTTCTAGCATAATTTTTTGCTTCTACATTATCTAAAAAATGTTTTATCATTGCAACAGAAAAATCATCCATATCTTGATCAGACATACCTCTATACTGTTGTCTTAATTTTTCTATTGTTCTATCAGCGAGCTCTTCTCCTGGAGATCTATCATCATCATCATCCATAAATGGGCTTGGATCTGTAGCAGTCATACTTGCAAATTCTTCATCACTAAAACCACCTGCTGCTTTAAGTCTATCATCAAATCCTTGTTCTTTTAAAGGTTTTAAATCTATTAAATTACTTTCTTTAATTAAATCTGCTAGTTTCATAATTTTTTGTTCTGTTAATTGAGAATCAGCTCCAATAGTTGTTATACCATTTCTTTTTAGTAAATTAACTATATCTCTAAATTTATCTTCGTCAGCATCTGGGAAAGTAAAAAGATAAAAACCATCATCCTGTTTTACAGCATCATAGCTTGTAGGAGTTGACATATAAGGTCCTAAAACCTGAGTAGTTCTCCTGTATTGTCTTTTTGGTATTCCTAATGCAAACATTTTTGTTCATTTATTATAAATATAAAAAAGGATTGGCTCCTCAAACCAATCCTTAATTACTTAAAATGGACATAACCTATTTATTTAACGAGGAATAATTGACTGATCTCTTTTAAAACTTATTTAATTGAAACTGATTTTGGTTTGCTTTCAGGTGTAAGTGGGATAAATAGTTTCAATAACCCATCTTTCATTGTTGCTTCAATTTTAGCTAATTCAAATCGTCTAGCAATTTTCCATCCTAAATTAAAGCTACGTTTAGCAATACCTGAATGATAAATGTGTAGATCTTCATCTTCACTTTTATCTTTTTTAGTATAAGATACCCTTAAAACATCATCTTCAACTTTAAGTTCGATTTGTTTCTTTGTTAAACCTGTACAGGCAATATCAAAGTATAAACCTTCTTTATCTTCATAGATATCTACGGGGTGATTTAAAATTCTGTTATTTGGTTGTTGAAATTGTTCTTCGTCTTGGAAGAAATTTTTGACTAGAATGTCAAGCGGTGAGAAATGTCTCTGTAATAAAATTGTTCCCATTGGTAAACTGTTTTTAATTAATAATTCTAAAATTTATTGTTGTTGATCGTCCTAAGATCGATCAGTCAATCACATATACATATATTTAAGTCTTAAAAGAATTAAAATATTTTAATAATTTGTGTGATTTACCCTTATCTAGTTGGTTATTTAACCAATCAGTTTCGTAAGCTGTAACAAGCCTTTTATTTTCATTTTTTAATTTTTCTTTCATTTCTTCTGTCATTCCATACCAAGCTGGAACTTTATAGTTAGGATGTGTTACATTTTGGTTTTTATAATCTTTCCAATATTTAGCTAATCTAGTTAAATCTTGACATATAATTTCATAATTTGAACTTTGTTGAATATATTTAGCATTTTTATATCCATACCTTCTAACTAGTGCATTAAATACTGTGTTGTACTTTCCTGTTTGTCCTTTAAATTTATCTGATCTTAAACTCATAATTAATTTATTTCCAAAAAACCTGTATAATTGTTAAAATAGTTGCTAAAATTATACTTATTATTGTTTTAGTATTTAATCCTTCTCCCATAAAAATATTTGCACAAATTGCAAATGTAAAAATACCAGCTGCAAAGCCTAATAGTCTGCCTGGCCATATTAGTCCTTCAAACGCTATAAAACCCATTCTAGTAGCTTCAATATAAAGCCAACTAATAGGAACCCCCATTAAACAAAGTAAAAATACGTTATTTTTAAACCATGAACTAAAAAACTGTCCGTTTAGCTGAAACCAAGTTACTATTTGTACTAATAAAAATAAGGTTACACATAAAATTAATGCTGTTGTTTTACTCATCATCGTCGTCTTCTTGATAATTTAATACTGAGGGTAAATTTGAATAATAGCAAATATATTTAGGATCAACTTCATCGTTGTTTTCCTCTTTTGTTATTTCTTCTTTTATTATTTCTTCTTCTAAATAATGAATTCCAGACATACACATATTATTCAAAATCTTTTGCCATTTTTCTCATGACTTTCTCGTCACTAAATTTATTATTATTTCTGTTTACAACATGGTATGATTTAATAGCTACCTCAGTTTTAATCCATGCTTCTTTAACTGTATTTGAATGAGGAATTGTAGGTACTTTATTTAGTGCTGCATTAAAACCATATAAGTCTTCTTCACCATCAAAATCATAACTATTTATAGTTTGACTTATTTGTAAATTACAAATATCTTTACCATCGGCTGTTGCAACATAATATTTACCTGAAGGATCCATTACTGTTTTTGCTCCTGGATATTTTTTAGTAATTTTCTTTTTAGCTTCTAAAAACCTTTCTTGTGATATATTATTCATCTCTATCTGCTCTTTGTTCATCAAAATAAGTTGAAACTGTTTGGGCTTCATCTGCTATTTTTTGTTTTTCTTCTTCAGTTAAACTATTCCACCAAGCATCATGTTGTGCTTGTGTTTCTTCCATTGTAACCGGTTTATACCCTTGTGAATAAAGCCAATCTTGATATTCTGCATCAGACATATCAGGATTTTCATTATAAAATTTCTCGAATTCTTGTTTCATTTTACCCATAATTTTTTCTTTATTATTATAGGCTATAATGTACGAAAAATATTTTAAATAACCAAATTTTTTATGTAAAGTCTATAAATTCTTCACCATCTTCTTTTTCATCCCACAAACCTAGATTTTTAAGATGTTCAATATGAGATTTATCCATTTGCCAATCTGGTTCTGGATCATTATTAAATTTATTTTTTTGGTTATAATCTTCCATTTGCTGTAATTGATTATCACTCCATACATTACCAACATTTAAAAAATAACAATTATAACATAATAATTCTAAATTTTCTAATTTCCAGTTTTTTTGATTACCATCTTTAAAATTTAAAATTAATGGTACTTTATAATCAACTACTCTACGTTCATTAAATCCACAACTATTACATTCTTCTGCGAGTAAACCTTCATGTATTAATCTGTCTTTTAATTCTTTTGGATTATAATTTGATACATCAACTCTACCTTCTAATATATCATGTATTGGTGTAAGATCTTTTTTTTTATATAAATGTTTTGATATACCCTTACCTTGTCTATTTAAATGTACTTCAAACAAGGTTTTACCTTCTTCGTTTTTATATAATTTAGCATATTGTTTATAATGTGGGTATGAACAACCTAAAAAACGAGCAGCAGCCATATTTGATTTAGTGTGCTTCATAGCACGTAAAATCATGTCTTTACTTATTATTTTTTTCTTCATATTTTAAAACTAACTCCCAAATATCGTCAGGTGTTTCAGTAGGGATTTCTTCGCCTGTTTTAATATCATTTAGTACTAACATTTCACCTGTAGGGAGGAATTTATCATATAACCACCATTCTATTATTTGTTTTTGTTCTTTATTAAAAAGAAGTGCCATTAATGCTTCTATAACATCAAAAAACATATCATCATATTGTATAAAGTCAATTTTATAATCATGTTTTAAACTTACTGAACGTCCATTTATATGAGCTAAACTAGATAATATAGTATTAAATAATTCTCGTTTTTTATCTTTAACTGTTGGGCGTTTTTTAGCTAAACCACTTTCAATACCTAAAATGTCATCGATTGTTTTTTGGATTTTTTTGATATTATCCTTTTCTTTTGACATAACCTTTAATTGAATTAATTTCTATCCCATTTTTTGTACTTAGTTTTACCATTTTCTCTATAAGCTATTTTAGTATTTTTTTCATTTTCTCTACCTTTAGCTATAGCTACATGTACCCAATCTGGTTTATCTTCATCTCCAAATTCCCAAATTAATTCTGAAAAGGATAAATTATCTTTTATATAATAAAATATATCTGTATTTGATACTTTTTGACTTCTACCATCTTGATCTAAATCTAAAGCCATACCATGTGAATGGAAACTACGTTGTGAACCACCTATTGCTTCATTTAATGCTTTACTTCTATAACCACTAGAAACATATATAGCTGAACCAAAATGATCTCTTATTGGTTGAAATACTTTTTTAGCTAAATATTTTAAATTTTCAATGTGAGTATCTGTAGGTGTATTATCTATACCTCTACGGATTGCTGTGTTTGATTTTATTACTTCTGTTAATGATAGATTATTTGATAGTTTCATTTTTTATTTCTTTAATTATAAATAATTTAAGAAGTTCTATAATGGGCATTTTTTTTACTGCTGCAAAAAATTTTATTGCTTCTTTTTTAGTTTCTTGATTTGTTAAATTAATTAAGTCTTTTCCATTTCTAAGAAACATACCATATTTATTCATAACTTGTCTATTAATTTTTTAACTTTAGAACATTTCTCATATTCTTCTCTTTCTATATAAAAATCTAAAGCTCGAGCCAAACTGCTTGACCAGTTATTTTTATGAACTGTTAAGTAAGTATTTGCATATTTTAATTCGCATAATTTAATTTCATTAGAATTATTTTTAAAAGCCTCAGTGATTCCTTCTACGAGACTTTTATACACTTGAGGCTTTTTTTGTTTTAATTCTAATTCATTAAACGATATAACTGGTATATGTCGTTTTTTTTTCATGAATTATTTTTCTTCAGGTTTATCCATTGGTTTATCCATTGGTTTATCCATCGGTTTGTCCATTGGTTTATCCGCAGGAATACCTGCTAGTTTTTGCATTCTGTCTAATTTAGGGTCTGCTGGCTTACTCATTTTATCTCTAAGTTTAATAACAGCTTGTTTAACTATACCCCCAATTTTAGGATCCATTTTAATGTTTTTAGCAGTTTGGATAATTTGACTAATGTTTCCACTTTGTTCTTGTATTCCAGCACATAGTTGGTTATATAATTCTACACACACTACTAATTTTTGCATTAGCATATTAGCTTGAAGTGGTCCAACAATTAAATCTTGTGGGTTAAATATATTACCATTTATATCAAAGGAAATTTGATTACCTAGGGCTGTATAGAATTGGATTATTCTTTGTACTAAGAAATTACATGGGTTTGGATGGTTCATAATCATATCAACAAAATTATTTGTCCAATCTGTAACATCAAACCCTGATGGGTAATTGAATACTGTATAATTTCCTGTTATTCCTAAGGAACCTGGTCCAAAATCACAAGAACCATCATCTACTGTAGCATTAGGATCATAATTATTAGCTGTTGAATCTGTACAACCTGGTGTTATATTAGAACATTGCCCGTTGATGTCATCTACAACTAGGAAATTGGTATGTCCTCCTGTAACAGGTTGACCTGAATAGGAAGCTTGAGTGACATTTACTACACATGCTCCACTTGCATTCGCATAATTTGGAAGATTAGCAGGGTTCATATTAAAAGTTGTCTTAACCAGATCTCCTACTTGACATGGAACGCTATGTTGAGATATACAGACCCTCCAATCTATCAAAGATTGCATTCCTGCTAAGGTGTTATAATCTGGAAGAGCTGTAGGTACACAATTTACAGCATCAGAAGAATAACAAGCAACCTTAGAATAACTATTAGTAGCTCCAGTTGAAAATTCCAAATCTACAATTCCTGTAAAAGTTGATAATGCGAGTGCTTGGTTATATAAAGTACCTATCTGGTTTTGATTTGTTAAATCAAATCCCGGATATTGGGATTGTTCATTCATCAATTCTTTGATTGACTCTTTAATTATATTTCTTAATTCTGACTTTTTCATAATTACATTATATTATGTTTAACTAAGTAGCCTAAATATTTTTTGGCTTCTCTCATATCATAACCTCTTTCTTCAAGTGAACGAAGCATATTATTTCCTGAATTTATAAATCCATAAAAATCTTCTCTCATTACTATTTGAGAAATTTCATTTAGTGTTCTTTGTCTCATTTCAGTAATAAGTTGATCATCAATTAAATTATTGATAGACTCATCTATAGGTTCTGTTGGTTTAGGGCTAGGAGTTGAAGGTTTTGGTACTGGAGGTGTAGTTGGTGTAGTTGGTGTAGATGGTCCTTTAATAGATTTAACTATCATATTTTTAATTTGCGATAATGGGATAAAAAATCCAATTATAGTTGGATCTGGCACATCTGTATCTTTACTTATTTGTATATCAAATTGTTCTAAAGCGTTATTTAATTTTTTCATTAACGCTGTTTCTAAGTTATCTTTTATTTCTGGCTCTAAAAATCCTTCTTTAGGCTCTAATTGAATTCTAACACCTAATTTAGTTTCTGATTGAGGATTACTAACATCTATTTTTAAATTAAATTTTGTATTTTCAGCTCCCGCAGTAACTTCTGCTTCTTTTATTTTAGATTTTTTACCATACATAGCCATTCCCTTAGCTGATTTTTTCATTGCAGCATCATCTGCCTCTTTAAGAGCTTTTTTAATTAATTTATTTAATATATTTGACATAATTTATGTTTTATTCGCTAACTGAAATATTAGGATTCTGTGGGCCCGCTTGTCCGAGATCAAGAGTTCCAAAAATTACTGGAGTTGATGGTAACATTCCGCAACCATAAAAACTCATTGCCAAAGTATTCATTATAAAGATTTTCATAAATAATTGTGACTTATACTTTCTACCAGCTGTTGGATATTTAGAAGCTAAATTATCAGATTGGTTTTTTAAAAAATTACATGGATTTTGTGCGTTTGCTACCTTTTCAGAAAAATTACTGAAAAAAACTTCTGCATTAAAAGTTCCTGCGTCATCAAATTGTCCTTCTACGCCTGGATTGGCCGCTATAAAATCCGTGTAACTAGTGGTTGCTGGTAATTGTTCTTGATCACCAACACCAAATGACATACCAGTATTAGTTCCACCTGCTATATTTCCAAAAGTTTGTGGATCTGTCATAGGACCAAAACCTGAAGTTCCCCCAAATTGATCTATTGCTTGTTCTTTTATAGTTTCTCTAATTATTTTTCTTAATTCTGATTTTTTCATAATTTTATTTTTTATAAAGAAGCTACAAAATATTCTAAATCACACCCTGCAGAACCTGAAGTGATAGCATGAATAGCTTCCAATGATGTAAGTACTGTGTCTAAACTAGATGATAATGCAGATCCAGATGCTGCAAAAGAAGAACCAGATACTCCTGTATTAGTTCCATTATACATAAATGTTTGGCCTTTAGGAATTCGTACTGCAAATTCTGCTTTACTACTTGTATTAGCAGGATTAACAAAATTTTTAAAAGTTACATGTATTGTATCTTCTTCTGATTCTGTACTTCCTAAATTTGTAAATCTTAAATATTTTACATCTGAATTTATAAATTGTCCACTTCCTATAGAACTACTAAAATTAATTAAATTTATTTCTGAACCTGTAGGTATAGTTACAATACGTTTAGATATTTCATTTATACTACCAATTTCATTAATATTAAGAGCATCATAACTATCTCCATTAAGATTTATTTCTTCTCTTACGGTTACTTTTAATATATTATCAGACATTATTTTTTTACTTTTTAGCGAATTTTTCTACACCTGCTATACCAAAACATCCAAGAACAACCCAAACAAATGAATTATATACAAATTCATTTATTACAAGATCTTTACCGACATACCCTGTAACTAAATCAGCGATCATTATTAGACACATAATTAAAAAAGCTATAAAGCCTACAACTGATTTTTCATTCCAATCATTATTATCTTTAAAAATTGACCACATAGCTATAATTTTTAATTTTATTCGTTGATACATATAAAAAAACTTTACGAGGTGAATATTTTCTTTTTACCCCCATCATAAATGTAAGCATGGCCTTCAGAAATTAGTGTTTTATTAACATTCCATTGTTTACCGTCTTTATCCATTATAAAAACATCTGCTAATACTCTACCATATTTTCCTAAACCATAGGATTTAATTCTAAAATATCCAGATTTAGAAGATACTTTTTCTAATAACTCTTTTGTTCTAGCTTTAGCTTTTAATCCTAATGCTTTTTCTTCTAAATTTCTAGTTCTTGATTCCCAAGTATCAACACCTTTAAATCGAATTCGTTTTTTAAACCAAATGTCGAATCCAACATCTATTAAGGCATCTACTGTATCACCGTCTACTACTCTATCTAATTTTGCTTTATAAATATATTTATCCATTATTTATTAGTGTTTTTTCATACGTATTCATTTGTTCAAATATCTCAACTGTAATATTTCCTAATTCACCATGAAATGCAGGTTCACCACTATCTGTTAATATAGCAGATAATTGTTGAATATATTGAAAATCTTGTTGGTTGAATAAATTACCATTAATAGTAACTAAAATTTCATTATTTTTTTCATTATCAAAAGGTCTTATTCTTTCATATAAATCAAAACTTGTATTAGGTGATTCTAATGTTATATAATTATCAATCATTGAAGGAATATTTCCTTCATCTACATAGATATTACTACACCATGGTTCTAAAGCTGCTAACAATTGATCATTACAATTTTTTACTATAAAACCTATATCATATTTTGGGTTTATAGTAGGGAATTGATATTCATCATTCTGTATCCAATCTCCCCATTTTCTTATAAAATCACGTCTACACCTATTCATAGTTGATTCATAATCATCATTTACAATACCAACTCCTTTATTCCATCTATGACCTCTACAAGTTAAATGATAAACAAAAGCATCTCTACTTTGTACCATTTCATAACCTGCTAAAATCCATCTATTAAAAATATCTGAGTCTTCATAACCATAAGGTGCAAATGTTTGATCATGTCCTCCTATAGCAAAATGGTCTTCTTTATATAATACCCAAGGTGCAAATATACCTCTTGTAGTTATATCTTTAAATTCATTTGATTTTTCATTACAAAATTTTTCAAATTCATCTAGTTTAAGATCATTATGATCCATTCCAAAATCCATTACTATTTTTTCTTTACCCGCTGGATGAATAGGTGGTTCAATTCTAGTAGCACATACTACTTTACCTCGTTTTAAATGTTTTAACATATTTTCTATGTAATTAGGACCTATAATCATATCAGAATGCATTATACCTACTATTTCATTAGTAGCTTGTCTCATTCCTTCGTCATAAAAAAATGTATGTCCTTTTCTTTCTTTAGAATTTATCTTTATTACATTATTATCTTCTAGTGCCTCTAACCACTCAGAGGTATTATCTGTAGACCCATCATTAATAATAACCATTTCAATATCCTTATAATATTTTCTAACTGAATTATAAGTATTTATTAGGTGTTTTTCTGTATTGTAACTTGGTATAATTAAGCTTATCATTGTAATCCTTTTATCATTCCTATTTCATTAAATGCTGGTAGTCTACCCCATTTAGATAACCATTTTTCTCTATTATCTCTTTCAGCTTTAATTTGTCTTTCTGATGATTTACCATCATTTTCTTCTAATCTATGACTTCCTCTAGCTCCAAAATGCCAAACTAAAGATTTAGAGGTTAATATAAATTCATATCCTTTTTGTAACATTCTTAAAAATAAATCCATATCTTCCCAACTAGCGGGAGCAAATAAAGAATCATTACCACCTATCTCATCCCAATCTTTTTTTCTTATTAATCCACTTACACCCTCACCTTTAGGAATTTCAAAATCATTTATACTAGTAAACTCATTAGCCCATTCATTAAAATCTTTACTTTTAAAATCATCATAATAAGCTCCAAATTCATCTTTAGGTAATATTACAGTACCTGGTCTAGAGTTAATATTACCAAACATATTAGGTTCTACTCTATGTGAACATACCCACATTTTTTTAGTAGGGTATTTATCAAATATCTCTAATAATGATTTATCCCAATTAGTTGTAACATAAAAATCAGAATGTAAAAACATTATATATTCTGTTTTTACTCTGTCCGCACAAAAATTCATACCTCCACCTATGCCTAAAGGTATATCATTTTTATCTATATAATATTCTAAATTATATTTTTCTGAATTTTCTTTTAACCATTCATCTGTCCCATCACTACAATTTTCAGCATGGATTATAAATGGTGCCTTTTTAAAATAACTATTTTTTCTTACTGAATCAACTGCTATTTTTAAATAAGGTAAATTGTTAAATGTACTAATACAAAAGGTAAGTTTCTCCATAATTTCTTAATTCTATATATTGTTTAAAGTATTCTGAATTTTTAAAATAATTATCCATATTAGTTTCTGCATTTCTACAAAATTCTGATACACCTATATTTATTTTATTTTGTTTAAATGTTTGGGAATTTAAATGACAAATAGTATGATTATCTGATACTATAGTAGTTATTCCTTTAGGTTCAGTTATACACCCTGTATAAAAATCTAAACCCCAACCAAACATTAATTCATCTGGGTATTTTTTTATTATCTCTAATACATCTCTTCTAAGTAATGGACATTGAAAATCTATCCATCTTACTGCTCTTAATCCTTTACCCCAATTCCACATTTGTTTCCAGTGGCATTGATCTATAGAAGCATTTATTATAGAAGGTGAATATACTCCTGCATTAGTTTCTTTAGCTTCTTTTAATGATGTTGTTAAAAAAGAAGGACCATGGAATATTAAATCATTATTTAAAAAATAAAGATATTCATGGTTGGTAGATAAAAAATAATCTAAAACTATATTAAAACCACCTCCAAAGAATGTATTTTCTTCTAATTTATGGGTAGTAGATTTAGCTAATGATTCTGTATTAGAACCATTATCTACTACCATTAATTCACATTTTTCAAATAATGGGTCTTTTTTTAATTGATTAACTAAATTATCAGTTAGATCAGGTAGATTATGATTTAGTGTTGCTATTAACATATTAAAATTTTAATTGATTTGTTTCTTTACTGGGCATTACGATACCTAAATAATTTTTAGCTAATGTTTCTTCTGTATTACCTTGATTTTTACAATCTAACATTTGTTGTAAATAATGAAAAGGTTTAAACCAGGGTTCACATGGTATTATTTTAATAGCTTCTGAAGCTAGTAAATATTCTCCATACCATATTAATTCGCCAGGGACATACTGTAGTAGTTTTTCATAGGTTAGATTATTAGGTTTTAAATAATTTTCTTTCATATGATTAAATACTTTAACAGACCATAAATTAGGACATGTCCAATCATAATATCTTCCTTTTCTATTAAAAAGATCCATTACTTTTTGTCTATCATTTTGATAACCATCTAATATATTATTTAGTTTATTTATGTCTGTTTGAGCTAACCATGAAAATAAGTCTTTATTTTCGTGTATAGTTGTATATGGAGTTTCTTCATCATACATAAAATCCGATAAGTAAAAATCTTTTATAAAATAAGAATCGGCATCTATCCAAAAATAATTTTTACATACTTCAAATTCACTAAATTTCATTTTTACTAATTGTTGAGTGTACCAGTTTTGTGTTATATTACTTTTAACAACATCTTCATCTGATATAATTTCACAATTTGTAGTATTAATAGAATTTTTAAATAATCCTATATCTTTTTTAGGAATAGAAAGATAGACCTTAATATTATCTTTATTATGTTTATTTATAGACTCTACTAAATGTTTAGTCCATTCTAGATGTCTATCATATGATTTAATTAAAAAAACTAAAGTATCCATTAGTTAAATAAGTTTAATATTTTATATTTTTCTATATAATGTACTCCTTTTTTAGAACATTGAAAATCACTATGGAATGCTCTTAATACATCTTTTCTAAAATAATATCTATGGTTTTGGCTTTTAAATTCATTTAAAGCATCTATTTTAAGATCATAAGTATTTTTAATATCAATATATAAATTAGGATTCCATTCATCCTGTGTGCTAGGAGTATAGTATTGAATAAGACTTATATTTTTATTTCTAATTAAAGCAGGACCAAACCTTGAAATAAATCTATGTTCAAAATGACTATCACATTCATTAGGTAAAAATATAGCGTTAATATTTTCTAAATAATTTTCTATTTTATTTATCCATTTATCTTCTGCTAGTTCTTTTATAAATTTATGTTCTGTAAAATTTATATTGATATTTTTACATTTTGATTTTTCCCAAACATTTTTAACTTCTTCTAATCTAGAAGAATTTGTTGTAGGATCACAATCTCCTCCTTGTGCTAATTGAAGTAATTCAAATTGTGTATCAGGATATTTCATTATAGTACCTAACATACTATATTCTACATCATCTGGGTGGGGAGATAGACATAATACTTTATTAAAATTAAATAATTTCATCTAATATATGTTTTT